TATTTAACCTCTAATACGCTAAATTGGAGGTTAATTATATGGATAACATTATTGAATTTAATCAAGTTGAAAATAAGATTTTATCAGACAAAGAAAAGAAGTTCGTCAATAACATAATTTCTGGATTAGGTAAGAAACAAGCGGCGTTAGAAGCAGGATATGCTGAATCGTCAGCTCACGTACAAGCTACCCGACTACTAAAAAAGGATAAAATTCTGAGGGCCGTGACCCGTGCTCGTCAGATCCAGACGCAAAGAACAGTACACACAGTCGAAGAAGAAGTCAAAAAGCTAGATGGGCTGTATGATGCTGCGTGCGATAAGAAACAATTCGGGGCAGCGGTCCAGGCTGCGAGGTTGAAGGCACAGTTATTGGGGTACCTTGTTGAGAAGAAGGATGTCAAAGTATCACAAGTCGATAACATGGATGAGGGTGAGTTAGTCGCATACCTTGACAAGTTAAAATTAGACTACGGCGGTTGAGTGATGCGGCTTGAGCATTGAGCCGTCCGCATTCCACCTCCGTCCTCCCGCCGCCGGCGGCGGTCGGCGGATGTTTGTCCACACATCAACAACCACAAACCGCCCGGCCTGGGGCCGTTTCCATATGTTAATAACTTTGTAAATTAATTGTTTAATAATGATTTTATTAGTTTATATTAGTATTATAACATAAGGTTATAGAAAGAATAACGTAAATATAGGAGTTTATAATGACTCAGACTATTAATAAAAAGTTCCCTACCTCATTCAGAGCGATAGAGAACAGAGCAATCATGTTTCTTTTAGTTAATCAAAAGAAACCATCAGGCAAAGCCTTTGCCCGATACGAACTTTACAAAACAACAACTTCGTTACTAGACGCAGTCAATAATGGTTTCACACCGTTAGACATGCAATATGAAACGAAGTCCAACCACCGTTTTAAGAAGTTCCATACTATGTGTTTCATCGAAGGTGTCAACGTAAACGAAAAAACCAAGACATCTTTAGAAACCGTTATCAATAAGAACAAAGAAGTAGTCAAAGACTTACCGACCGCAGTTCAGAAAAAGATAACAGAGAACATCAAGAAGTTCGAGAAACTCATTCAAGCAATCAAGTAAACATATATCAAGGCGCCTCAACCAGGCGCCTTTTTTCTTGAGCATTGAGTCCTCCACCCTCCTCCTCCAGGTGAGTTGAGCACTAAGCCTTGAGCATTGACAATTGAGCATCAACATTCCACAAAACTTACGAAGTAAGTTTTATAATCTCCTGTTATAAAAATTTTTTTATAGTAAAAAAATAACGAAAATGTAGAGGTTATTTACTTGTTTTTATCTGTTATTATTAGTTTATATTAGAAGAACGAAAGGAGAACTATGTTAGAATTTTTATTAATATTTATTCTAGGAATACTAGTTTTAGTATTTACTAATTAATCGAAATAGTATAATAATTAACTTAGAAAGGAGAGAAAAAATTATGAAAGCTACTAATAAAAAATTTCCTAATAGTTTTAAAAAGTACGCTAATAGAAAAATTCTTTTTCGTTTAGTAAATACTAAACGCGGAAAATCTTTCGATATATTCGAAGCGAATAAATTCGCTACGACTATCGAAGAACTTTTTTCTAATTCGAATTATCGTTCTATCGATTACGCTTACGATACTAGAATTAATAATAAATTATCTAGTATTAAGTTAATCGTAGAAAACGTAAACGATAAAAGCGATATAGAAGAAATTAAAATTATTCTAAAAGAGAATAAAGATTTTCTAGAAGCGAATAAAACTATTAAGAATAGAAAAGCTATCGAAGAAAATATTAAATTTTTCGAAAGTAAAATTTCTTAATTAATAAATTTAATCTCTCTCTTTTCTAAGAGAGAGATTTTTTATTTTTATTTCTAATTTATAAATCTCTAAAAAAATATTCGTATTAAGTTTGCTGTGTAATAAATCGTATAAAGTTTGTACGTTTTGTAGGCGATTTGTTTATATACGAATAAGCTTTACCACTAATGGCTGTTATATGTATAAATAATATATATACTAATTTGATGATAAAGGTCTGGTTGTTATTGTTTCTTACCTCTGTTCCTAATTTACCTTCTGTTAAGTACAATGCTTGGCTTTACAAGACAGAAGTAGAATGTAGAGAGGCGCAAGTAGAATATTTAAATCTGTACGAATCTCAGTCAGATTTCTATAAATCAACTTTAATAACTGACGCTTTTTGTATAGAGTTTGAATCTTTTCCAATCGAGAAGTTTCAACCACAACTATTTGAAAAAACATGAGAACTGAATTAATAGAAAAAGCAAAAACAATTCTTTTGGATCCTAAAGCTCCAAAAAATATCAAAGCACAAGTTTATGAGATATTAGAGAAACAGCGATCCAAAGAAGCAAACGCCGGAGCAAAAGAAACTATTATAGGATATGCAAAACATATGTACCCTGGATACAACGATCCAGCACATATAAAACTTATTGCACAAAACCTAGAAAGTTTGGAGAAAGGCGATATAGACAGACTAGCTATATTTATGCCACCTCGACATGGCAAGTCCATGTTATGCTCCGAGTTTTTTCCAGCTTGGTACTTAGGTCGTAATCCTAAAAAATTTGTTATACAATCAACATACGCTCAAGAATTGGCTGATGATTTTGGACGCAAGGTACGTAACCAAATACGCTCAGAAGAATTTATGTCAGTCTTTGAAGGTGTAGGCTTACGAGAAGATTCAAGCTCAGCAAAACGTTTTCACACAGTACATGGTGGAACGTATAGTGCAGTCGGTGCCGGCGGTGCTATTACAGGTCGTGGTGCACACTTACTAATTATTGATGATCCTATAAAAGGGCGTGAAGAAGCAGAGTCAGGGCTTCAACGTAGAAATTTAGTCGAGTGGTATAAGTCAGTTGCTTACACACGATTACAGCCAGGTGGTAAAGTTATTCTAATTCAAACTCGATGGCACGAAGAAGATTTAGCAGGATGGATATTAGAGAACTCAGGAGAGAAGTGGAAAGTTTTAGATTTACCAGCGATAAATGCAAGTGGTGATGCGTTGTGGCCAGAAGCATATCCCGTAGAAAAATTACAAAAAATCAAAGCGACAGTCGGCGATAGAGTATGGGAGTCATTATACCAGCAGCGTCCAACAGCAGAACAGGGCGCTATACTCAAGAGAGATTGGTGGCGAAAATTGGATCATCAACCTAAATACGATTTTATATTACAAAGTTATGACACAGCGTTTAGTACGAAAGAGTCTGCAGACTTTTCAGCAAGAACAACGTGGGGAGTGTTTTCTAGAGTGAACGAAGATACTGGCGAAATAGAAGCATGTATAGGTTTAATCGAAGCGTGGAAGGATAGAGTAGAATATCCAGATTTAAGACGCATCGCACAAGAAGCATATCGAGAGTATAAGCCTAATGTAATTCTAATCGAGAAACGTGCATCAGGGCAATCTTTACTTCAAGACATGAGAAGGGCGGGTTTACCAGTACATGAGTATAGACCTGATAGAGATAAAGTTTCAAGAGCACATGCAGTCGCTCCACTTTTAGAAAGTGGACTTATCTATACTCCAGAAGAATTATGGGTAGATGATATAATCGCAGAAGCGGCGGCGTTCCCATATGGTAAACATGATGACTTTGTAGATACTTGTACTCAAGCGTGGCAGTTGATTCGAGAACAATATTTAGTAGCACATCCATTAGATCCAGATGATTTTGACGAATGGGACGATAAACCAGCTTTAAGTAAATTAGTAGAAAAGAAATATTATAGTTAGACAAGTTGTAAGAAATATTATAAGTATTACAAAAAAGGAGGGCATATGCCAAGAATGAAAATGGGTCCTAAGGGTAGAATGAAAAAACCTGGAGGAATGTTAAAAAAGCCTAATACGCCAGGAGAAAAAGGTAGAGCAGTAAAAGGCATGATTACTAGAGCTTTAGCGACTTTAAGAAAAAACAAAAATAAAAAAGGTAATCCAGCTGGAAAAGATACAAATTTATTAAATAACTTACCTAAAATGAAGAAAAAGAACAAATTCATGAAAAGAGCAAAAGCATAATGAAAGATGATTGTCCAGTATGTGGAGGCACGGGCTGTGTTTGTCCTAAGAAATGAATACTATAAAACCTAAACCAAAACCTTTATCGCCTCGTCAGCAAGAGATGATGGATTCTATAAATAGAATTTATAAAACTGTAGCGGCAGATAAAAGGTCTGGTAGAATAAAAAATAAAATAGCGAAAAAGTTTAAAGAGGGTAAAATGAAAAAGCCACCTAAACCTAAAGCTAAAAAGAAAAAAGGAAAGATGGGAAGATGAACAGAAAAAATTTTAGTAAATCAATGTTAGGAGATTTAAATAAAGATGGTAAAATGTCTGGCTATGAAAAAGCTAGACAGAAAGCTATCTCTAAAGCTATGTCTAAAAAGAAGCCAGTAGGTAAAAGTGGACCTGCTACTAAAGGCAAAAGAAAAAAAGCTAAGAAAAAAGCGTAATGCCTAATATAAAAAAAGATGGAACTCGTTATGGTAAGCCAATTAAAATTGGTGTTGTCGTTCCACAGATAGTTGCTGACATTGCAGTTCAGATGATTCAAGATGGTAAGATGACACAAAAAGAAGCTATCTCTATTTTGAAAAA